ATTCTCCATTTCATAATCTATAAAACTATTATACCCGAAACTTGAATTTTCGTCAAGTAAGTATTGCAATTATCGAGAGACAGAAAGTTCTGCATCTGGTGTATCCCAGCAAGCATTGCGATACTTGTAAACAAAATCAACCAATCCTTCGTAAGTTCCCCATCCATTTTCTGGATTAAACTTTTTGAATTTCTCTGGATCTGACAATAGAATATTGAATCCCTCATCAAGCATATCAACAATGTCTTCGGCAGTTTTCCAGCCATGTTCGTCTGGACGCCAAAGAGCCTGATATAATGTTTTACCATTACTCAGAACAACTTCCCTAGCCATAGCACCTAAGTTGTGTGTAATGTTAGCACTATACACTGAGGATGGTTGAACAACCATCAAATATACATCTAAACTCATTTTATTTCCTTAGAATCATCCGCGATATCTTTGTCTTCCCGTAGTTCGACAAATACAGGGAGGAACAAACTTTCTTCACCAGCTTTATTTTTAATTCGAGCATTATATTTGATTGCGACAATCTTACCAAGAAGATCTTTCTCTTTATATGTCTTACGATGCGTGTCATTGAATCCACTTCCTACATTAACTTTGACAATACCATCGGCAGACTCGCAGATTATTGCACCCAGCCAATCAGGTTTCTTTTTGTGTGGCTCAGTACCAACGATCTTTAGATCACATTCGAGTTCGCCTTTGAACTTAATTTGGTGCTTTGCTCGTTTATCTTCCCAAACACCTGAGCCATCTTTCAAGATGATACCTTCCAAACCTTCGGAAAGATATCCCTCGAAAATTTCTGTAGCTTCCTCCAGTGTGTTTACAATATTACTTGTAACCAACCAGACTCGCTTGTTTTTCGATTTAATTTTATCTACCATAATTTTCAACTTGGCGAACCGAGTTGCGTATGGCACATCACTGTAACAGTCAGTAAAAAACACATAAGGTAGCATATCCCATACTGTTGCATGAATTAGCCCTGCTTCGGTTGCTGAAATTGTGCCCTTGTTTGCTTTGTTGAGGATTCCATTGCCAGTCTGGCGATCAGCAAACTGACTATCGCCATCAAACATAACCATGAGTTCACCATCAAAAACATAATCGCCACCATCAGCCATTTTAAGGAATTGATCATCTAAGTTCCCCAACAAGTTTAATTCTTTACCATTACGACTACGATACTCAACGGCACCATCCTTGACGATAGCATTGAAACGCATACCATCCATCTTCAACTGCGCATAGGCAGGGAATTTAATTTTATCAACCAACTTCTGTTCGTAACCTGAGCAAAGCATAACAGGATACTCACGAATAAGTCCTGGCCAAACTGCATTGGCTGTTGAAATAGAAACACCACACTTCAAATCTTTAGAGATGATACGCTCAATAACCTTTGCGTCATCGGCAGATACTTTCTCAAGCAATTCAGTAAGATGATCAATCGCAGCATTGCCAGTGACCAAACGATTACACAATTTATACAACCATGGGAATGCATCTTTCAGATTAAGATTTACGCTTGTTGTGTTTGGTGTGTAAGCTGGGATCTTGCGAATGTAAAAGTTCGTGAAAGGATCAAGAGCCAAACTAATAACATTACGAAGAGTTTCGTTATTGACATTTGTCTTCAACAAATCAAGTTTATAATTACGAGAGTTGTTTGAAGCAAGGTCGTTGAAAAAATTATTCAAATTCATGGCTCATCACTTTCTTAATTCGTTTATACGCTTTCTTACTCAACACAACTTTCATTCTATATTTTGGTGTACGCAAATCCCTTGCTATCGGATCACGAACCTTCTTCAATTTCAAAACAATCTTCATACTACCTCCGCATTGATGCAATCGCAACAGCTTCCTCATCACTAAAAACAGGCACGGCATTACTTTTATGCATAGTACCGATACCTTTGATTTTGTCGCCAGTATAAACTGGATTGGCTTTCTTGAAACATGGACCACCAGTAAATGGAAGACTTGGTATCTTAGGTGTCTCACGACAAGCAGGTTTACCAAGGAAGTCTGACTCACTGAGTTTCTTGTGCGTGGGCGCAGTCGAAGTCTTCGTGGCATACTTCTTTAAAAGGTTTTCCCAATCTTCGCGCAACTTGCGTGCTTTCGCATCAGGTTTACGCTTTTTAGATTTACCCAACGACGCATGAATCATTTGCATAAAAATCCTTACTTTTTCAAGTCAATAGAATAATTATACCTAATTTCTGAATTATTGTCAAGCAAAAAAATGCCCCACGCTGGGTGGGGCTTGCAGGAGGAGTAATAACCCTTTACTCTGTAGGGGTATCGTTTCGACGACCTTTTTCTTTTGGTGGTGGAGCTTTTTTGGCTTCCAACTCAGCGTCAATCATCAGACGAATGAACGCTCCACGCTCATGTGGGTTTACAAAAGAAGCTGCCATACGCTTGGCGCTTTTACTCAATACAAAATTCTTGTCAGGTTTATTCATGATTCTCCATTAATTGATTTACAAAATTTAACAACAACTTGTGATGCCTTCCGTTATGATACTTACCTTTCATCCAAGAGTAACTATCATACCAAAACTGTTCGCTCTCTGGGTGGCAACCAATCAACCCTATGTTATCTTGAACGATAGCCATTGGGTAATCAGTTGAATACTTAGCCACTGTATCGTAGCGACCATTACCTTTAAATGTTGGTCCATCATAGAAAAACATTTTGTCTTCTACACCCAACCAGTCTATTGGTATATTTTTAGCATGAGGTCTGCGAGTGCAGGTATTTGGTTGTTTAATGTACTGAACAACTTCAACACCATCGAGAATATTCAGATAGTGTTTACCTGCCCAATACGCACCCATACATATACCAATATACTTCCCACCTCTGCTTACAAAATTTCTTACTGAATCAACATTAGATTTAAGCAAGGTATCAAAAGAGTCAGAGTCACCAAATCCACCAGGAAACGCAACTGCGTCAACTGTGTTGAAGAAACCATCTTCCATTTCATTTTTGGAAAATAGTTTAAACTTATAGTGTGGGGAGAGAGCACTTATGATACCATTGCTTGACTGTACTGAACATTTAGGATCAGCAACAAATAAAGCAATGGTGGGTTTCATTTTATAGGAAAGAGTTAATCCATAACAACAACAAGATAATCCACAAAATTCTCTGTATATTATCTAATGTACGCTCATAATTATCTAACCATGATTTGTTTTTTAATTCATTCATTTTTTATCTTTAGTTACTACTGGTTGTTCGACTGCTGGTGGTTCAACATATTTGTCCCAGACAATATTGCCTGCGTTCCAACCAAACACAGTGAAAAACCCTGCCACAATGGCACCTACTGTCAATTCAAGTATACCCATAACGAAAAATCCTTATTTACATAGTTGCCGAAATTAAAATATTTGCTGCTTCAACGATATAGCGCATAGCAACTTCATCGTTAGCCAACTCTTGAGCTGCTTTCACTTCAGCTACTTGTTGAACGAGAAATTGATACTCGTCTTTATTCAATTGACCAGAACTAAACTGATCGGCGAGAACTAATAATTCATTTGCCAATCCAGAAGCTGGTCCACCCATTCCTGCGGTTTCTCTTAAACTTTCTAACATTATCTTCCCTTCCATGCATCAGCTACGACATCGATGCGAGTTTTGTTTATCTTCAAGACAGACTCGCAGAATAACTTATTGCTGGAATCTCTCGCTTTACCCAATGCTTCCTCTAGCTGAGAAATTGATGTAGCTTGAGGATCGTTTCTCAATTCTGAGTATACCTTAAGAGTGTGGACTTTGTCAAGTGCTGCATTCCAATTCTTGTCATCGCAGGATAGTTTATCCACTGAAATCTTAACATCAACCAAATTCCCAAACATAACTGGATCGTGGTCTCTTGGCAGTAAAGAACAGCCACTTGCAAATAATACTGCAATTAAAATTAACTTTTTCATAATATTCCTTAGACAGTAAAACTACTACCACAACCACAAGTATTAGTTGCGTTTGGGTTTGATACTTTAAAACTAGATCCCATTAATTCTTGCACATAATCAATAGTTGCTCCAATCAAATATTGCATTGACATTGAATCTACCAACACATTTTCTATAACAAAATCGTCTTCCTGTTTTTCTTCTTCAAGAGTAAATCCATAGGAAAATCCTGAGCAACCACCACCTTGAACAAAAGCACGGATATACGGCAGTTGTTCTTCAGCCAGTATATCTGTAATTTTCTCTTTTGCTGCTGGTGTTAGTGTTAATTCCATACTATTGCTGTTGGTTTTGTGGTGTAGTTGGTTGTTCTGGCGCTGGTGTTGCAGTTTGTGCTGGAGCTATCTCAGCTTCAACTTTTGCTACCTCAGCTTCAACAGCTGGTTTTTGACCAAGAAAATAACCAAGAACCAAACCTACTATTAATCCAATGATAAGTAACATTTCTATCTCCTAATAATTAAAAGAAAACTTTCATGTAGAATGTTCGTCAATAACCCTATTTAGTTTGTTTTAAATCTAAGTATGTATGTCTACTACATGTTTTAAGATAAGAAACAGTGTTACCAATTTCAGAGTATACCTGTCTCCAGCCTTTACATCCAGAGACAGGGCAAACAGGTCTGTTCAAATAATCTGGTTTAGAGATCATTAGCGAGCCAATGGGTTATCCAATGCCTTTTGAATTTTATTATCTACATCTTTACCAAGTTGTTTCAGATCCTTACGAACATCTTGAACATCCTGTTGGGTTTCACGCTGAGTTTGTTTAGCGCTACGCTCGACTTGATCAATCTGATCGCCTTGACGACGAATGTCTGCTTTCAAATCGTTTTTAATGTTATTAACATACTCAACTTCTTGTTGACTATTTTTCTCAATAACAGCAAGACGCTTGTCAAACTCAGATAAGTCTGGAGCAACATACTTAGTGATCTTGGTCTTCATATCTTGATAGTCTTTATATACTTCAAACGCACCATACAAACCACCAAGAATTGATGATACTAATGTGAACGCAACCATCAATTTCGCTGGAGTAAATTCATATCCACCGATGCTGATAACTGTGTCTTTACTTGCGTATTTCTTTACTGCTTCTTCTGCATTGTCAATAGCAGCGTTTACATCTTTGATTTCTTCTGGCATTTTAATTTCCTTTTAAAAATTCTTTAATAGTATCTACTAGCATTACTCCAAACAAGAAAGTAATGCCAATAATTTGTAATTTTAAAAACTGCATGCAAATATCCATGTACATTTTAATTTCCTCTGTTGTATTGGGATTCTACCATTTCATTATGTAATGAATCAGTCGGACCAAACAACCCACGACCTAATCTTCTATTATCCACTGTTTGTTGATTTTTATATATTGAAACAGGTGGATAAAATGGAGTTTGAGTAATTAACTGTTGGCTATAAACATCAAATCCAGGTTTAAATGCCATTGCTTGAATTACTACAGTTTGCATTTGTTTCTGGGCTTCCATGTTAGACGCTTTGCCCATTTCGTTAGCCAAGTTCTTAGCATTAGCTGCTGCTTCTTTCTTCGCAGCCTCTGCTTTTCTTTCTGCGATTTCTTGACGAGCAGTTTTAGGTTGATCTTTATTACCATCCTGTTGGCTACCACCAGCCATTTGACTTGGACCTGCTGGTTTATCGCCATCAGATTTCTTATCATCCTGTTTCTTATCGCCAGAACCACCACTTGGTTTATCGTCAGATTTTTTATCGCTCGATCCAGATGCCTGCTGCGCTGGAGCAGCAGGAGTTGGGGCTGCTGGCGCTGGCGCTTGAGCTACCAACTGAACTGGAGCAGCTGGCGCTGCAGCTGGCGCTGCCGAAGCTACTGGAGCAGCGATGGCTTTATCAACAGTAGTATTACCAGTTGCTGATGGTGTAGTAGTAACAGTACCAGTAGAACTAACAGTAGGTGTAACTGAACCAACAGTTGTAGTTGTTGACGATGTCGTTGTCGGTGTTGTAGTTTGAGTAGTTGTAGTTGGAGATGTAGTTGCAACTACTCCTGCCGTAGCTACTGTTGATGCCATGTTCTGTTGTTGTAACAACTGTTGAGTAGCATAAGCAGTTGAATAGTTTGGACACTGCTGACTGTATAATCCATTCAAAGAACATTGTTGATTGAAGTATGCTTGAGCATAACCAGTACAATCAGTCGCATACAGCGGATTAGCATTACACTGTTGATTGTGGTACGCTTGAGCATAACCAGTACAATCTGTTGCGTATAGTGGATTTATACTACACTGTTGATTGTGATAGGCAACTGCATATCCACTGCAGTCTGTAGCATACAATGGGTTAATTGTACACTGTTGGTCGTGATACGCTTGGGCATATCCTTGACATGTTGTTGAGTATAGTGGGTTCGCATCGCACTGTTGTTGTAAATAAGCAGCAGCATATCCTGGACAATCAGTAGCGTATAAACTATTCAATGAACATTGTTGATCATGATACGCTTGAGAATATCCAGAACAACTTGTTGAAAACAATGGATTAACTGAACACTGCTGATTGGTGTAAGCTACAGCATATCCAGGACAAGATGGATTATATAATGCGCTTGCCGAACACTGTTGAGTAAAATATGCTACTTGATATCCAGGACAAGATGGACTAAACAATTGGTTTATATTACATTGTTGAGTAGTATATGCTGCTTGATATCCAGGACAAGTTGTAGAAGACAGAGGGTTTGCAGTACACGCATCGAAAGAACCACTGGTTCCCCATGTTACTGGATTGGATGTTGGTACATTAAATCCTTGACCATGATAGTACTGAAAATATTGACCTTGAGACAAATCACCAGTCATACCAGCAGTTACTGTATGATTTGTTGAAACAAATGCGCCACCATAACGAACATTCATTTGTCCATTAGAGTTAATGTTTACTTCAAAACTACTTTGATTATTTGTTCCGTACTCTCTGGTGTTATACCAACCATAAGTGGCAGAAGTTCCATTTTGTAAAAACCAAGTAGCCTGACCAGTTGTATCTATCAAGTCAGTCCACAGTGGAGCAATCATGTAGTTGTAAATTGAATTTCGTGTTCCTTGATTCGCAAGTCCAGATAAATCTTGACCAGAACAGCAACCAGCACCTGGAATATTACCAGTGGTAAAACTAACAATACCATTAGAATACATCCAAGAGTTATTGAAAGATTGACCCCAAAACGGAAAACTAAAATTAAGCGGAACATTCTGAGAACTATCATCACCCAACTGTAAATGTTGAGCTGCGCTATTACCAGCAATATTCTGTAAAGGTAAAGCAGCTGAGCCAGTACCAACAGAAACAGTTAATCCTGATTGACCAATAGGAATACCAACGAGTGTTCCTGTTCCACCATTTACTGGTGTTACTGTCATTCCTTGTGGATTAAATGTTACCTGTGCATGAGCACGATCGCAGTTTGATAACCCTGCTATCAATATGGCAGAGACAAATACTGCTAGGAGTTTCATTACTCTTTACTCTTGATTTTTTGTGGCTGGCGATCAGGATTGTTTTCCCAAATCTCTTTGGCTTGCTCGCCGATTTTACCATCAATTGGGCAAGGAGTACCAGCATTCAACATCGCTGAGAATACACGCTCGTCTTGACACATGATAGCAACTGCAGCAACTTTCATACCCATGTCATAAACACCACGAGCAAGTTTTAATCGCTCGCAGTTTCTATCTGTGGTTGTGCCACCGAAAGAGATACCTAAGATTTGAGTTTGAGCAGCACCTGAATATCCAACGGCACAAACATCAGAGTTGATGATTGTTACTGCTGGAGCAACTGCTGTTGGAGGAGGAGAGATAACTTTAGTAGTTGTGCTACCATTAGTTGTGGTAGTACTATTGCTGTTACTATTGCTATTTTGTGTACTAATGCTAGAGCTTGTACTATCGCTAGTCGATTGAGTGATGATTGGATCAACTGCCCATACATTTGCCGACAGTAGCATTCCAGCGACTGTTAGCATTGCGCATAATTTTCTCGGAAACACGCCAATTCCTGTTAAACTCTTTGCCATTTTCTTTCTTTCCTTATGCCACATTCTTGTGGTCTGTTATTGTTTTATACAACTATAACAAGATTCAGAATATACTACACGAAAGTCGAATGTAAATCGAGATTAAAAGGTTATAGGAATCCACAACCATAATGCTTGGGACATTAAAAGAGCAGCGAAAAAACCAACACCAATGCTTGCCCAATACATACGCATATTAACTGCCAGAATAGAAGCTGTTAGCAGAACAATTGCGATTTGAAATAATGAACCAGCGTAAGTATAAAAAGGACTGCGAGCTTTTGCTTCTGCTCTACCAGCTTCTAACTTTTTCGCTTTCTCCATTAATTCTTTTTTACCTTCTCCAGATTTCGGATCAGATTCGTAACGAGCAATTTTTTCTTCTAGTTTAGCAGCTTTTACTTTATCATTACGAAATTGAGCATCGTCCAATGACTGCTCTGCCAATGTTTGTTTAATTGCTTTTGCTTGATAGAATGCCCAAGTGTTGTTCGCTTCAATAGTATTATTGAGGATTTTACTTGAGTTGGAACCACCCATTAAAGTGTTGATTGCCAGCAATGCTGCCAAAACGCAGATTACCAGACCAGCTTTGTCTTTAATTTGGGCTTCTCTCTCTGAACGAGATAGTGGTTTTGCTTGTACTTGTTCCATGATGTATCCATCTTATTATTGTTATCGGATAGAACTATTTATGAGAATTACTCTTTCTTTCTAGGAACAGCGACAGGTTTTTCCTTATTGGACCAATCTACGATAAAATCAGGAGGAAGGGCAGTTGTAATTCTACCTGCCCCATCCTGATCTAATGGAAGCATTTCTCTTTTATCAGATCCTATAATCCAATCAGATTTTTTAGTTTCGTTACTATCCAACTCTGTTGTTTCGATGGTAACTCCTGGACTGGACTCTCCGAAGGTTGCTGGTTCCCAGACTGGGGTACTGCTTTCTGTTGTTTGTTGTCCCAAATCAGGTTCTTTGGCTGCTCGGAATTTGTTGATGAATCTTTCTTTGATTCTGTTGATTGCGCTGGCTTCTTGTTCTGTGTTGTCTTCTTCGGAGAGTTCTTCTTTGGTTGGTTTTTCTCCAACATTTCTGTCGATTTCTGCGATGGTTTCTTCTGTGTTGCCATTTGGTTCTTCCTCTTGTTTGATTTGAGTATTTGCTGCCATCAACAATAAAACTGCCAATGGATCAAATACTATAACAATCATAATAATGACAATTCTCACTGCCTTTTCAAGAATTCCCTGATCGGGATTGTCACCATAAAGTAATGCTGCGATATATTTAATTGGACCTACTTCTGCTTCAACTTTTCTAAACTCAGCAGCGATAGGTGCTCTTTCCTCATTTAATCTTGCGATTCTGGTTTGAGCTGATCCAATATCAGCAAGAAGTGCGGATCGCTCTTTCTGCTGTCCTCGTCTAATCTGTACAGATCTCTCCACTCCTTGCGTGTTGTCGCTTCTTCCGATCGCTTGATCAACCTGCGCATCAAGCTGTTTAATTGCGTTTCTTGCTGACTCGACATTCTCTTTCTCTGTTTTTAATTTTTGGTCGATAATTTCTATTTTACTTGCTACATCACCAGTAGGAACTGCTTGGTCTAAGTGGGCTTTTGATAGGTAACCAAAAATTCCCATCGATGTTAATGACATAAGAATAATCAAGGCACATGTAAAATATGCTCTCATGATTATTGGTACATGTTTCCAAGTTCTATATAACCAAGAAGCAACGACAAGTTTAGCAAACTCCAATACACCACCCATAATCATAATAGGAATTACTGCTGCTGCGAAAATAGCAGTAAGACCAGCGATAGAGTAGTATGCTGAAACAACTGACAGGGCTACTGCTGTAAAATACAGCAATAAAGTCATTTGTTTAGTTTGATGTGTGATTTGTGTATTCGACACTGTATTTGTCCGTTGTACCATAATTCAGGATTCTCCAAAACTTCATTAACAAATTGTTCCTTCGCTTCAAGGTATGATGTAGTTCCCTTATTTTTACAAAAATGAAGAATCTCTCGCTTGAAGTTTCCTTCACCGAAAGTTTCAACATCTCTTTTAACTTCTTCTGAACTGGACCAGTAATTGCGCCAATCAGATTCTACCTTGGTTCGTTTCTTCTTACCGTTTATTATACGCTGTTTCGCGAACCAAAGCAACTTTTTACCAATATATTTCTTGCCTGTAGCAAGATTGGTGATTAGATATACAAAACCTGTCCAGTCTGCAATATCTTCACCTTTGTATTCTTCACCATTATACAGCCATGTCACTGGTCATCCTCATCGTAGTCGTCCTCTTCATATATATCTGCTGAGCAGACAGGACAATACACGATGTCTTCCAGTTGTTGTTCATCACCCTTCAGTATAATTTTGCCGAGTGCTCCACACTCTACACATTCGAAATGTTTTGTGGTCATGCTGCTTTACCCCACACATCTCCCCAATCTCCAGACAAAGCACCCTTTGCGTAATCAGTTACACGATTCTCAAAGAAGTTGCCATGGATTGGTGCATTGATCATTTCCTCTACCCATGGTAGTGGATTCCTTTTAACTTTAAAGATACCTTTCATGCCAAGACTGATCAGACGACGATCAGCGATATAACGAATATATTGTTTAACATCAGCTGCAGATAGTTCTCTCATCTCAGCATTAGCGAAGGACAAGTCAATAAACTTATCTTCCAACTCAACCATTTTCTCAGCGATTGTGTAGATTTTACCTTTTAATTCATCATTCCAGATTTCGTTGTTCTCTTTGATAAACTCTTTGAACAAACGAATCATTGATTCAGCGTGGATTGTTTCATCAGCAATTGACCAAGTAACAATCTGACCCATACCTTTCATTAACCCATGGCGTGGGAAATTAAGGAGCATAATGAATGAACTAAAAAGTTGCATGCCCTCAGTGAAAGCAGAAAAGACAGCAATATGAGTAGCAGTAGACTCAAGTGTACCATTTTTACTAGACAATTCCGTAACATAATCATGCTTATCTTTCATCTCCTGATATTCTAAGAATTGATTATATGTTGTTTCAGGTAAACCAAGTGTTTCAATTAAGTGAGAGTAAGCAGCAATATGTAATGCTTCACGAGCTGCGAAACCCATAAGCATCATGCGGATTTCAGGTTGTGGGAAATAAGGAAGATAATTATTAACATAACCACCAGCAACATCAATGTCTCCTTGAGTGAAGAATCTGAAGATGTTCGTGAGAAATTGTTTTTCTTCATTTGTTAGTTTCTTTTTCCAGTCTTTAACATCCTCAGCCATTGGAACTTCTGAGTGAAGCCAATGCGCTTGTTCATGTTTTAACCAAGCATCATATGCCCAAGGATAGTTAAAAGGTTTAAAATAGGTGCGTTGATCCGTTAATTTTGTTTTTTCTTTTTTTACCATATTTTCCTCTTATGACCAGACTCTAAAGTTTTCTAAAGAGCAAGGGTTCTTTTCATTATATTCGCGATAGAACAAACTGTTCGTATCTTTGTTTGGTCGCCAGTCTGTCATTTCGAATGCGATCGGTCCAAGATATGGATCGGCATGCTTTAGAACAAACTCATGATCAATTTCTTCTGGCTCTACATAACCACGATTAGGATTTTCGATTGCCCAAATCATTGCTCCGAGCATCGCTGCAATAACCTGAAGTGATGTAGCATTTTCTCCAGGGATCAATTTTCTTGCTTCCTCAATACTTAGTTGACTGCCATGCCAACAAGCAAAGTCATCACCAATTAACAGAACACCAAGTTCATCGATTCCAGAAATAATTTCATCTTTAATAACACGCTGTTTATATTGCATATCTAATTCACGACCACGAAGTTCATGAACAGAAGCAATCGCTGCATCACATGGTTGATATACATAGTGAACAGTTGGACGGAATGATTCATCTTTGGTTGTGAAGTATTCGCTGATTGTAACTGCCTCAGAGTGTTGAACTAGGAAACCATTAAACTGACCACCAAGTGGAACCCAAGACTTAACTAGAACAGCAAGTCCTGGCTCTTTGACGAAGGCAGTGTTACCTTGAACAGCACCATTCTCTGGATGAGCATCTTCATGTGTTCCCCATCCCATTTCTGCTGGAGCACGACCTTCTGCCCAGAATCCTTCAGGACTCCAAGTATTAACAAATTCATTCTTTTCTTTTGGTTCGTCAATAATCTGAGTATCTCTCTCAGCAATGTGAACAACTTTAACACCCAAAGATTTCATTAACTTTGCCCATCCTTCGCGATCGGCAGGTTTGTTTGCTTTCTTACCTTTCTTCTCGGCAAGTTTCAACAGTGCTCGTTTAGTAAGGTGAGTAACAAGTCCAGGATTTGCGCCATGAGTAACTGTTGCTGTAGGAGCATTAGGATACTTCTCAGCAACCTTACGCATTTGTCTATGAGCAGCAAACAGAGTACGATCCTTCATTCTAGGAATAGTTTCGTCTGGCTGATCAGCCCAACGCTCTAACGAAGTATTAATGTAGTTACAGTCATGTTGCCATGCCCACTCAAGAATTTCTTCAACACCAATGTTTAAACTTACATCAACAATGAAGCCATTGTCGCCTACATGTTCTGCCAATGTCTTGTCTAGATTGTTTCGAAGAATTTCCTTCTTAACATAGTTTACGCCATTACCTTTGTTGCGTTCTTTAAATACTTTCTCATTATCACCACGCTCTAACACTGTAATTTGTTTACCATTACCACAGATGTGTTTCATAATGGTAGGAAGAATCGCTTGACCCACAGAACCATAACCAATAATAAGAATCTTCTTGTCTGCTGGCCATACGACATCTTTCTTAGATGAAGCGTAGCCAATATATTGTTTAAATGGTGGTACTTTTGTTTTTCTTATCATTTTATCCTTTATCTTTCAAAATTGATGTTGAAAGCGAAACTAATTCTAGTATCATCTGTTTTATTTGGAGCAATTCCATGTTTTAACCATCCTGGAAATAATATCAATTTACCATTAGCAGGTTTATGTTCCCAAGGTTTATTAGAATTATCAAAACAAGGAGAACATTCACCAACTAAATTAGGTGTTTCAAATTGAATATTTCCGTCTTCCCCATTTGTTTTAATATAAAAAACTCCAGAAATGTCAGTCCAACCATGGCTATGGGTATGTCCATAATCTTCTTTTTCAAATTTTGTAAACCAAGACTCTTTAACTGTATATGGTTTAAAAGCAAATTTGAGATATTCGCAATATTGTTTTAAATGTTTATCTAAAATATTTTTAAATGTAACAAGTTTAAAATTATCAATTTCATTTGTAGAAAAATTATTCGAGATCATATGAGTATTTTCCCAATGAGTTGGCATAACCCATTGAACTTTTTCCAGAGCAGAGTTCATCTCATTCTCAAGTTCAACATTATAATTTGGGAATGCTACATAAATCGGTGTTGGAAATATGTTCTCAATAAAATGTAAATCATCATTAATATCCATTTATCCCTCGCATGCTAGGCATTCTACACCTTCTGTTAAATCGTGTAGGTTAATTTCTTGAATGATTTCTCTTTCAATTCTCTTAGCAACTTTATCAGCTTTCGCGATCTTGTCACTGCGACAATAATAGAGAGTCTTTAATTTTTGTTTCCATGCTTGAAAGTGAACAGCATGAATATACTTAATATGACTATCAGGTCTAAAGAATAAGTTTACAGATTGCGCTTGATCGATATATTCTTGACGATCTGAGGCATGCTGTATAACCCATCGCTGGTCGATTTCCATTGAAGTTTTGAAAACATCTCTTGTCCAGTCATCCAAGATTTCGAGATGTTGAACGCTTCCATCGTTGGCGATAATACTTGACCAGATTTCGTTATAGTCCAACTTAGTGTCATTTTCACATTTATCCTTAATAATCTTATCTAGATATTTATTCTTGTTCAGGTGTGAACCTGAGAGAGTATCTTGGCGATACGCATTGGCACGATAAGGTTCAATGCTAGGACTAGTATTCCCCATGAGAATGGAAGAAGAAGCATTGGGAGCAATAGCCATAAGATGACTAAACCTATTTCCAGTACCGACCGCATCAGGAGCCTCGCCACGCTCCTTTCCCAGTTTTTTATTAGCTGCATCTAAATTTTCTCTTATAGTTTTGAAGATGTTTTTGTTTCTACCGACAGCAAGCGAAGACTCCCACGGTAACGAATTTCGTTGTAGATAAGCATGCCAACCGAGAGCACCGATACCAATGCTTCGCTCACGCATTGCAGAATACTTGGCTCTTTTGATCGCAGAAGGAGCATGATCAATAAAATATTGAAGAACATTGTCAAGCATCTCTGCAACATCAGAAAGGAATAAAGGATCGTTTTTCCAGTCATCATAATACTCCAAGTTTAGTGAAGACAAACAACATACAGCAGTACGCTTTTCGTTCGTTGGTAAAATAATTTCAGAGCAAAGATTAGATTGATTAATCTTTAACCCTTTATCCTTCAACCACTGTGGCATCTTGCGATTAGATTCATCAATGAAGTGAATATATGGTTCACCAGTCATCATACGCAACTCAAGTAGTTTCTGCCACAATTCTTTAGCTGAAACAGTTTCGCGAACTTCTTTTGATGCTGGATCAACAAGATTCCAAGAGTCATCAAAGTTTGGATCAATCATAGACTGTTCAATGATTTCCATAAATGCGTCAGGAATATTGATCCCGTGATGCATGTTCAATGTTCTGAGGTTTTGATCCCCAGTAGGTTTACGCATTTCGAGAAAAGGAATGATATCGGGATGGCTAATGTCAAGATAGGCAGCATAACTACCACGACGAGTACGACCTTGACGATACGCCAAAGAAGAAGCGTCATACATTTTAAGATGTGGCATAACCCCAGTAGACTTATCATCGGCAGAGCGAATACCAAACCCAATACCAACACCACCCCCAAGCATAGAGAGCCAATTCGTTTCGGAAAGGTTATCAACTAATCCCTCCGCAGTATCTTCAATATAATTAAGGAAACAAGATATAGGCAGACCACGCTTACTGCGACCAAAAGAAAGAATGGGAGTAGAGTAAGAGAGCCAATGCTTACTTGAATATTCATAAAGTCGTTGCGCATGTTTTTCATCACTTGAAAAGGTTTTAGAAACAAAAGCAAATCGTTCTTGAGGACTTACTTCATCATCTTTCATATAGGACTCTCTCAATCTTAACAACCCCAATTCATCAAACAATGAATCACGAGAAAAGTCTACCTTGATACCATGAACGACATCTGCCATATATTACTCCAATTATAATTATTATTCTGTTACAAATTCAGTTGTTAGAGGAAACACTTCTGATATAACTCTAGCGCATTCCTTAGCTACCAACTGATGTTCTTTTTGAGTGCCATTAGCACTGCGTAATTCGATAAAGTGAATCCAACTTCTTAAAGTACCATTCATATATAAGCGAGAAACAGTTAATCCTTCTGGCAGTACTGCTCTTGCTTGTTCTTTAGCGATACCATTTTGAATCGCCCATTCGTATGCACTTTTTACTGTTTCAAGAACACGCTTCTGCTGTGTTTCCCAAAATGCTTGAAGTGCTGGATTGTCAGTTTCAATACTATTTTGTCTGTTTTTGTTGTCTTGTAATCTGGCTTCCCTTAACACGAAATCTAATTCTTTTGTTGGATCAGCATATCTTTGACTGAACTCTTGAAAAGAAAAAGAGCGATGTCTTAAAATTTGTCTCGCTATATCACGAGTAGTTTCAATCTCTAAACACATTGATACCATTTCTAATGGTGACCAATGTTTATTGTTTATTAGATAACGAATTAACTTCTCTGATGTATCTGTGTTGTTTTGATTACTCGGGTTTGAAACTCTGGCGCAGAAAGCAACTAAATCGGTAGTAGTTTGCTCTGTCTCGAATGCCTTTGAATAACTAATTAACTTAACTCTCAACACTTTCTCCATGTACTAAATCTTAATTTGGCTTCTATTCCCGAAAAGGTATTTGTATTTATGAGATCCAAGATTTGAGCAGGTGTTTTACCTGATAAAATCATCTCGTTAATATCCTTCTCCTGTACCGTATCTGGGTACATCACTACATTATACCCCTTGTCAATATACTTAGCAAGTTGTTTGCTAATTTCTTTGCTTCGAGGTTCATTGTCCATTACTATCGTTGCATTAGTAAGCAACTTCCTAACAGTAGGGGTATCAAAACTACTTCCTGACACAGCGATTGAATTTGGAAGAAACAACGAATCAAGAGGTCCCTCAACCACATAGATTCGTTCCGCATAGTCGACTCGCTCCAATCCATAGATTTTCTCCTCGTCTTCATTAATTTTGATAGTATAATACTTAGGTTCTTCTTTACCGAATGCTCTACCTTGATAGGCAATTACCTTACCGAAAGAATTAAAATAAGGGATGATCAATCTTGGATGATCATCCTCTTCGTTGGTAAATTTAAATGACACACTGTTTGTATACTTTTTGAACTTAGAACAGAAGTAAAGCAGATTCCACTTATCTTTAGGGATAAGTCGCTTAGCAACATAAGCAACAGCTGGATGTGTCTCGGGAAGTTTATCTAATCGTGTTAGTGGTTCTAGAGTGTCGTCTTCTAACTCTAAAATTGGCGTATCGTTGACAAACTCTTCAACGCTTTTGTGATCGTTATATCGAGTAGCACCATTTTTATATCGTTCAACGACATATTGATCATACAAATTTGAATCAACATGTTTGATTAGATTACCAAGATTTGTGCTGTATCCACACTTGTGACATTTAACAAGTAGATCTTGTTTAAACTTATAGATAAACCCTCTGGCTTTGCGAGGATTATTTTTTGAATCGCCACAGACTGGACAACTGTAGTTCCAAAGATAATCGTTTTTCTTTGTAAAGTTGCGTAGTCTAGTGCCGAGTTGCGATGCGTATTTTGAGTCGATATGTAGCATAATAATTATTATACCTTATTACCAAATAAAAAGCAATCCCAAAGGATTGCTTCTTGCGACTCTTGCAATATTTTACTTAAAGAATTTTTCGAAAAAATCTACATGTCCGATAAGGTATCCAATAACAATTGCGCCACCAATTACATAGTATTTCCACTGTTCAAGAGAGGAAACTCTATTGTTCATTTTATCTAGATCTTCAACAACCTGAACTTTAATTTCAGCATGTTGGTCTTGAGAAATTTGAGCATTTGCTTGCATCTTGTGCTCTAAACGAGATTGCATTGCATCGATCTTGTCAACAATTTCTCTGTTGCTTGTAGTAATACGAGAATGTAGTTCTTTAATGTCATGTTTCACTTCGTTGACATCCTCTTTAATTGTTTCTACTTGGGCTTCCAATCTAGCCACCCTTTCAGTATCTAATTGATCAGTCATTTTACGCTCTCGAAAATTTGTTTCTGAGTATTATACCACTCAACCCATGTGTCGACCTTTACTTGACACTCTTTATATTGACCATAGTTCTCAGTAACAACTCGAATAACATCACTTAATTTAGTTGTATCATCGGTTTGTTTCAAACTAGGACAAGCTACTTTCAAGTCATCTGGCGCATCTGGGAAGTGTCTAGCAACAGGAGTCGCAGCACATCCAGAAAGTAATAACATACTGATTACTAATAATTTTCTCATTTTAGATCCTTTGCTGCTTTATTCAATATCGCTATTGCTGAAGGATCCACCTTACATGTTGCATCAATTTTATCTTTAACATCATCTATATCGTGTTGTATTACAATTTGTGTATCGTGTATAACTTTAGTCTTCTCAACATACTTTGTTACAATTTGTACATTGGCATCTTTAGACTTGGCTTCAGATACTGCTACTTGTTTCTGTAACTCAGCGATTCGTTCAAGATTAGATTTCTCAGCGTCATAACCACCATAAAAATAAACACCTAAAATTGCCAAGAGAGTTCCAAGAATTCTTGCTGGTTCTCTATATGGTCTAAATGGTGGAAATATTCCAACAAGAAAACTTAGTGCATATAAAACTACACCTGATCCGAGGACTGCCAATACAGCATAGTATATCCATCCATCAGGTATAAAATTCAACATCCACATGTTAAAAATCTCTTATTTTATTTCAATCGGTTTTGGTCTGCGAGCCATTTGAATAGCTCCATTTTGTTTACGCTTATACTTTGCGATATCTTTTTTCTTAATTACTGGACCACCAGTAGCAGTGGATAAACCAGCGACACCGCCAGAACCAGCATTGTTTGCTGCAACTCCACCACCTGCTCCAGCACCTCCTCCACCTCCACCATCTTCGGCGATCTTAGCGAGGAATTTCTCAACAAATAATTCTTCTTCTACTAATGTTACTTTGTCCAACCTTTGAACAAGTGACATAAATTGTTCTTCGTTTACATAGGCAGATTTCTTTTCAAATCTTTCTTTAACGAAATAGTAAGCAGCAGTCAAATTCTTTAGATTTGATTCGCCACCTGGAAGTTTATTGATTAAACGCTTGATATTAAAAATCAAACGAGTCAGATAGTTATACGCATCTTTTTGTTCATTAGTTTTTAAATCCTTAGCATGGATTAAAATTTTGCCAGTTGCGTCAATAATACCAAGTTTATATGCTTCAGTTTTATTGAATGGTGTTACCAACATAGCAAGTAGCTTTGCTGCGATTACATTGTCGATTAAAGCTGCCATCTATATTTTCCTTAGAGCACTGATTATCTTTTCGTCCAGTGATATATCTGAAGTTCTTAAACCATACTGCGGTACTGACTCGGGCATTCTTTCTAGATAAACTAAAAATGTTACCAATACATTCCAATCTTCAGGATCTATTTTATAGAACAGCATATTAGTTGCTGCGTCGCCAAAAATATTATAGAGAACAATGATATGATTAAGTATCAATCGTTCTCTAAGTTCATCAGATTGTTTATAACGAGTAATTAACTTTTTAAGATAGAGAAAAATTCTTATGTCTTTCTCAAATTCCTGTATGTTATGACACTGCGGATTATCATAATGATGCATCGCATAAAGTAAAAAGTTATCTTCAGTTAATTTCTTATTGATATCGACCACAGCTCTCACTTCACATTCAAAAGTGGAGGGGAAAATCCCCTCCTTCATATTTTATTTATTAAGCGTATACGATTGAAGCTGCAGTAGAAGTTACTGTAGTATAATCAGTTGCACTTAATACACAACGGTATTGATAGTTGTTATAAGTTGATTTAGCAGCAGCAGTCAATGTTAATGTACGAGTTGTTGCGCCAGTGTAAACACCAGTGTTGCTCAAGTTAGTGAACGAAGTTCCACCATTGGTAGAAACTTGCCACTGGTAACCGATTGTACCATTACCAGTAATTGCTCCAGTAACACTGAATGTACCAGTGTATGGATCAGCAGCACCAGTGATGTTAGTTGGCTGAGCAGTGATAGTGATTTCACCAGAAACTAATGGATCGTTAGTAGTAACATAGTTCTCAAAAGTCTCAGTCATTTCTGGACCCATAGCAACTAATGTTTCTGACTTGTGACGAACTGAACCATCGGCAGCAGTATATGTTTTATAAGTTGTCCATCCTGGAGTTTTGATACCAACAGCACGGTTCTCATAAGACTGAGCTTCTTCTTTAGAAACTAAGAACATTGAACGACCATTGTAGTTATGATCATATCCTGGATTGGCAATACCACCATCGATCTTAAGGATCTGAGTGCCAGTACCAACAGCACTAATGTCAACTAAACCAGTTGCTCCACCAGCGATAGCATGAGCCTGTGTATCATACAATGAAATAGTGTTAGCATCAACACGATTAACATAGTAAGTAGTTCCGTTAGTCATACCACCAATAGCAGTACCACCATTGCTGTTATAAACAACTGCAGTGCCAGTAGCAAAGTCAGTGTTTGCGTTTGTTAAAGTAATAGTATTTGCTGAAACGCTTACTGCGCCAACAGTACTATCGAAGTGTGATTCTCTTGAGACAAAAATTGGCTGGCTTGCCAATGCGTCTTGATTTCCCCATGTTGCCATGAATTATCTCCTTGAATTATTTGTTAGAGTTAGGTAGGTGCAATTTGTAGCCAGTGTAATCTGCACCGCTACTCTTCTTACCAGTGCTTTGGGAAGTTTTCCCTGCTGCACCAGATTTACTTCCTGCTGGGCGACCACGACCTCTTTTTGGTGCATCAGCTGGTTTTGCTTTTGGCTTGTCATCTTCATCATCCTCATCGTCTTGATAAGATGAACCATATGTTCCTTTATGAACATACTTGCCGTGTTTGTCAAATTCCATTTCAGTAATAAAATCTCTGTATGTTTTCACAGTACTTTCCTTTACAGTTTTCTTTGATTCTTCTTTTTTATCTTTCTTTTTCTGACGGAGAACCCAAGATTCTTCAAGGTCTTCTTCAGTTGCATTATCTAAAAAGTCATGAGCAGTTTCAATATAGTCTTGAGCCAAAGTTATTTTTGATTCAACCCAATCAGGAACTTGAACTTTATCGCCTTCGTCTTCAATCATATCATGTAACTTCTGAGCATTACTAATGATACTCGCCAATTGGTGTTTTATCATTGCGCCATGGTCAGGATCATACTTATTATCTTCTTTTGCTTCGCTTACCATAGTGTGGTGAGGAACAGTAGTTTTCATTGCACCATGGTGGTCAGCTGACTGGAAGTGAACATGTTCGCCACGGCGATATGCGCCCCAGTGGTGTCCAGTTTCATCTTTAAAGTGATGCTCTTGACCATCTTTTAACTTAGCAATTGCTTCGTGGTGCTCAGGATGCAAAGGAATAGAGAAGTCAGAACCATGGTGAACTGTCTTCATAGTTCCCCAAGAATACTTATTAGTTACAACTCTTGGTTTTGCCTTTGACTCTTCAGTAACTGATTCGTTTTTCTTCTTAGCAGCATAGAAAGCAGCGAGTGCCATTTGACGACGCTTCTCTTTAGACTTACCTGCAAACTTAGGATTCTTAGAATGAACGAAGTCATCAATATATTCGCCAGCATCTGCAGATGGAGAAAGAACTTCGTCTAAACTGTGAGCAATTTTAAATTTATGAACAGAACCAACTTTCTTATCATCGTAAGAGTCATGTGTTTGTTTCATATGCACTTCTTTGTCAGTTTTGTGCATTACTTTACCATGAACTTTGTTACCAGTCTTTGGCTCGTAGTAGTCCATGTGTTGACCAACTTCCATGTGTTTTGCCATATCTGGATGCATCTTACCAACGCTGGCGAATTCGCGATGATTTGCTTCAGTTAATTCCATTTCTATTTCCTCTTTAATATTGTGCTTAACATTAAATTGTTTATCTCTATACACAGTACCTAAATGTTTAGCACCAGATTTTTGTAAAGAATTACGACCATTAGAATTCATTGTATGATTCACATCGTAACCACCTGCTTTGTGTTTATATACCTCAATACCATCGTCATGATCGCGATGAGTTTTTACTTTATCGCTGGCATATTTAATGGCAGAGTGTAAATCTTTAAATGGAGCAGATTCGTTTATCTCAGCTTCTTCTTTAAATGATTTAAAATGAGTTGGTTTCAATTGTACAGAACCTTTATCGTGATCAATAGTGTAAGTATTGCTGTCGCCAGTCCAACGCTTGCGAATTTCTCCGATATGACCAACTTTACCAACTAAATCAGCTGGACCTTTGTGAATAATAACTTTATCACCAATCTTATGCGCTTCTTTAATTCCGTATTTCTTATCTACTTCTTTTTGTGCCTTATGACGCTCTTCGTGATCTTCAATGTCATAAGTCTTAGATAAATCTTTGTAGTAATCTGGATGAGGTAATCCAGCTTTCTTTCTTAATTCCATGTGGCGAGCATATAACTTCTCTTGGGCAGATTTTGCTTCTTTAAGAGGATGTTTCATAGATTCGTTATGGTGATGCTCAGCTTTATCGTATTCTTTTTCGGCAGCGTCATGGCGACCTTTAGAAGCATGCCAGTGACCTTTTAATTCATGGTGGTTTACCATATGATGATGGTAAGCACCCATATCGCCTTCACCTTTTGACATTTCAGCTTTAACCTTGTGGTCTTCAGCTCTGTCATATATGTCGTTAGACTCAGCCATACCAAAATGTTGTTTCTTCAGATTATCTGGCTCAGCTGTATGATTGTCAAACGCTTTAGCCAATGATTTGCGAGCCAATTCACGAGCCTTGTTCATACCATTTTTTTTGTTATTTTTAACAGTTGTATATGGTGGCTCAAATGGTACTTCTGGAGCTTCTGGAGCAGCTTTAGTTTCGTTATCTTCTTTAACTACACAGGCACACTTAGATTGACCACAATCTGAACAGATTTTCTTAGAAGTTTCTTTAACAACACCACCACCCTCAGGTGCCATATTTGGCATTGCAGTGGAACCACCCATTTGTTGGGTTCCTTCTTTCATCTGCAGATATGTTTCGAATAAGTTTGCCATTTGTATGTTCCTAGTTACACTATATTTATATTAGTATGCTCTTCCAGCACCACCTGTTGGACCGAATGGATCAAATCCACCTTCGCCACCTGGAGACTTAGAATCAAACGCTTTCTTATCATCTACAGTTTTAGTCTGTGGAGTTGTTATAGAAGTTGCCTTCTTATTCTTTTTTCTCTCTTTTTCTTCTTGATCTTTTTGGGTTGGACCATTAAGAATCCAAGATTCGAAGGAGAGAGCTTCAGTGTTAAATCCACCAGTACGAGTTGTCTTTGGTGTAGAAGTAACAGTCGACTTCTTGTCCATAGTTGGTTTATTAAACTTCAACTGGTCAGTCTTGTTTGCTGGATTCATTTGGGTTGGCTGTTCTTTGGCAGCAGCACCCTTTAATCTGTCAGCAAAAGTAATTTTCTTTGGATGATACTTGCGATCAACCCACTCACCCTTGTCGTTCTGAACTTTCTTTACTTTAAAGTCGGAAGAATAGATATCTTCATGCATAATCCATGTGTCAGGAATTTCTTTGTATTGATCAACCCACATATCGTGCATTTTTTGATCGCTGATTCCGTGTGCTTTTGCGATGGTAGTCATCAACTTATTGATAATGTCGTATACTTTATCAGTATCTCCATCTGCAGCATGGATTTCTTGTTTCTTAGCCATTAGAGCTGCTTTTAATTCTGCCACTGGATCATCATGTTTTGAATTATGATCCATGTTTTCTTTAACTGCTTTTTTCTTTTTGTCTTTATTTAAAACAAAATGCTTTGGTAAATTCTTAGAGTCGGAAGATCCATACTCAGGATCAACAGCACGATCGCGATCATCTGCCTGATATTCGCTTTCAACATAAGTTACCTTTTGTCTTCTGCTGTTCTCGCCATTATGATCATCGATAGTAAAACCAGTTTTACTTGTTGGATGTGAAATTACACGCTCATGACTTAAATCATGTTGCGAATCATTTGTTGGTTTCTCACCAAACTTTGGTTCTATCTTACCATCACCTTCTACTGGTCCGTCAATCTCAACTGGTTTCTCTCTTGAACCAGCTTTCTTTAAAAATTCTTTGTAACGCATAGCAACTTTCTTGCTATCCATCATTTCTGATTCTTCAGATAGTTCTGTCACATCAGTAATCCACTTAGATACTAATTTACCTTCTTGATTCTTTAACAATAGATGATTAGAACCACGCTTAATAATTTCGTATACATCGCCAGCAGATTCAACAATATCGCCAACATTAAAGATTTTACCAGCAACATAATCTTCACGAACTTCGCTTCTTTCGAACTGAATAGTTTCGCGAATTGGTTCAAGACCCATACCTTTGCGAACATCATTCATAAGACGACGAGAATCTAACTCAGTCAATGTATGAGGAACACCCTTTTTAAACTGTGTAAAGTTACCAGACTTGGCAGACTCACACATTCTAACACTGGATAGCGGAGAAACTGTATTACTATCTGGATCAATGTCGCCAATAGAAATTACTCTGATTGATTCAAACTGATACAGCTTACCGTTGTTTTTATGTAACTCTTTTTCATACTCAGCAATTTTGTCTGAGCCAGCTACAACTGTTAAGTTTCTGTAGCGTTTGTTTAATGCAAGGGCAACTTCAACAATGGATTGCATACCATGTGCTGGTTTGATATTTGCTTCTGGAAACATACGCTTCAAGAAGTAAACTTTACGATCTGCTGGTAGGGGATTATTCTTTTTGTCCTCGTTTATTGAGGCATAGATGACATGGTCAGCTGACTCGCCGAGCTTTTGAACAGTCTTAACTATTACTTCGTGTCCAACTGTAGGTGGTTGGAACTGCCCGAAAGCAACAACGACTTTATTTGAAGGTAATTCTCTTACTAATTGCTTAAAGTTCTTCATGTTGACCCATCTATAAAAATAATCTTACTATATTATTTAGTTATTATACAACTGCCCTCACAAATGTATTTCCTGAAGTTCCATCCATACAAATATAAGTTACCCACATTGTAGGGTGACTACATAGATAAAAGGAGTTTCCACCAGTGGCATTGCTACTGGATAATCCATGATTAAATTGCTGAGTTCCACCAACATTGTTGTAAATAACTACATCAACTTGTTTACCAGCTGTGTAGTTTGTTAGAGTTGCTGTTACTGTGGCAGCATTAGTATGTAAGTGGATTAAAACATCTGAACTAAAATCAATAGTAAATGCAGTTGTAATACCAGAAATAATTCTTGGAGTTTTTAATCCTGGAACATATGCTGTTGTCTGAGTGGATCCATCTGGAAACTTAACCATACGATTTAAGTATAATGTTCCAGTATCACCAGCGTTACCAACTGTTAAGTCGCTACTAGAAGTTGGACCAGTAACTTTTGTTGCAACAAGTGTTGATAATTGAACTTGAGGAGCATTGTTAATAGCAAGGACACCATTGTTAACAGCAAGAGATGCCTGAGTTCCAAGAGTTTGGTCAGTAATATAAAGAGTTCCTGGACCAATATAGATATTTTTCCAACGATAGGTTGCGTTACCTAGTGTGTAGGTATTATCTGCTGATGGAATAATATCGCCATCTTTAATAAGATTGGCAATGTCAAGAGCAAGAGGTTTACCACCTACTGTCGATCCATCAGAAACACGAAGTTGAGCTAATGCTGGATCATAAAACAATTCACCATACTTTCCAATGTATGAAGTAGCATCAGTATGCCCAATTTTCTCTATGTATGGCACGAATGTTGACATTATAATTCCTTGTTATTCAGAATGCCCCATGCCCTTACGAACATCATGGTACATTTCCTCTTTATGTTTAGTGCTCATACTTGATGGAGCGCCTGCATGAAACGCTTTTTTATTTCCAGAGGATGCATGTTCGCGCATTTTGGATGCGGAAATACCTTCAGTTCCTTCAGAGTCTGGGTCGCGATGACCAGAAGAATGCACTGTGATTGATTTAAAATGATACGAGCCATGCGCATGGTTTTCGCCAGTGTTGTATTTGTGTAACAACTTGTGCATTTCTTCATGACGATCAGAGCCAGCTACAACATGAAGATGTTGAACACCTTTCTTGTGTAACTCAGCAGCATGATGTAGGATTGTTGGCGCTTCTTTAGAAGCAGCTTTTACTTTTGTTCCTGGGAATGCTCGTTTAGCATGTTTAACTTTTTGAGCTGCAGTTAGTGGATTCTTTTTCGAATCATGAGAGTGAGAAACGATAAGAGTATGATCTCCACCATGTTCTTTGGCAACATCATGAATTTTTTTAACAACGGATTCGTGTCCAGTTGTGATTGGATTCATACGACCGAAAGCAATAGTATGGTGTTTTTCTTTTGCTTCTTCAACAATGAATGATTTAAAAGATAACATTAGCAGTTCCACTTTCTTAAAGCGAGAGCCTTTCTACTTGGTTCTCCATTTGGTTTTTTCATTGGACCTTTAACACCAGACATACGAGCGCAGAAAGATTTTCTACGATTAGCAGCTTTACTTCCTTTCTTCAATTCTGAAGGGGGAGTTGTTACTGGAGCTTTTAAATGTCCACCTGTTTCTCTATTATAGTGGTCGCGACCTTTTTGTGTTAGACCACCAGTTGGATTCTTATAACCTTTTGCGTCTTCTTCAATTGATTCGTCAAAATGTTTTGAAGATTCTGCGCTCGACAATAAAGATTTACGCTTAGTTAATTCAGCTTTAATATGTGGCATATCTTTGTGAGTTCTGCCACCAGATAATCCCATATTCCAATGGTGCAAATATTGTAAATGTTTAGTTGGTGCTTTAGAAATAATGCTCTTAGCGTGTTCGCTTGACTCTGCATTATCGATCTTATCGCCTAACTTGTCAGCTGCTCCCTCTGTCAACTCTACTTCTTCAGTCATTTTCTTATACTTGTCGAGTAGATCTTTATTCTTAGGATAATCTTTTGTTGACATAGCATAGCGAGCAGTCTTAGCATTATCTAAATGATACATTGCTTTCTTTGAGTCGCCTTTCATATGAGCAGCAACTGCTTTATCCATATGATATTTAAATGTGCCTTCTTCTAATTCTATTTCTTCATTCTTAGAAGTTGCTTCGGATGCTTTAAAGTCGGCAGCAGTTGGAGCACCTTTGCTTCCTGGTTTGCGCATGCGCTCACCAGAACCATTCTTAATTCTTTCTTGTTTAGCATGGATGTTATCCCATAAACCACGCTTCTCGTCTAGAAATTCTTTGAAAGAGATCATTATTCTTCCTTTGCTGGCTTGCGAACTTTAAGTAGATTTGCTTTGGCGAACTCAGCACGATTAACTAACTTGCTTGGCTCATGCTTACCTTCATGTTCGTGGTGAAGAACAAAACCTTCTGGCTTAGATTTCTTACCTTCGATATGATGTTCATATTCACCTTCGTGTGTTTCTAAAGATCTAACTAAATGGTTCTTGGCAGTCTGAAGATGGTGATGCATCTTCAACAAATTATCGTAGTGGTGTTTGTTCTTTTCAACATGGTCGATATGCTCTTTTGCTTCAGCATGTTTCTTTGCTTGACCAGCTTCTGATTTTAATTTAGAAGCAGCTTTGTCGAAGTGCCCTTTAAGATGTTTCTTGAAACCTTCGGCAGATGGAACTTCATCGTGGCGAACAGTGTGATTGATGTAAGTTGCTAAGTGACCACCTTCGCCCTGATGTTTCTCAGTAGCGTGGTACATTTTAGAACCATGAGTATCATGAATCTCTTTAGCAGCAGCCATGTGCTTATGGAACATTCTCTCATTTTCAGCAGAGTGATTTACTTTGCTTGTGTCATGTTCAGCAGTATGGTGATATACATCTTTATGTTGTTTAAAGTTTTCGTGATCAACATCGTGGTGTGCAGACATAGAGTGAATGTCGTTACCATGATATTTTGTATGAATCGCGATACCTAATTTAGAACCTTTGATTTTCTTGGCAGTTTCGCCTTTGGCTTTATAGGTAATTGTATTTGGAGTGAAGGAAACATCACCATTCTTGTGATGATTCAAGTCTTCATGAAGATGTTCTTTATCGTGGTCTTCATGGTGATACATCAAGTCGCCCTGATAAACACCTTTCTTTGGAGTTACCTTTGGTAAATGATCCAAAGCAGCGTGCAACTTAGATGCCAATCCAGGAGCATGACCATGGTGTTTTTCAATATCAGCATGAGTATGGTTAATCTTTGGATTCTTATTGAAAGCAGACTTGGATGCTACAAAAAACTTACCAGTCTTTGGATGATGACCAAAAACAACAGCTGGAGAACCATCGTATTTCATAGTCAAATTGCTTGACTTGTGACCAGCTTTGATATGTTCGTGGGCATGTAAGAGAGCAGCATGAGCATGCTCAAAACCTTCATGTCCGTGTAGTAGAGGACGATCTTCCACATGGTGGATATGCTTCAGTTTAGAGCCTTCGTCTTCCTCTTTAAGGAATGATTGGAATGATTTCATGGGTAAAGTCCTCGAGTTTATCTATATTTATTGATTTACAGGGTTATCCGTTTTCAATAATGACATACATACTTGCATCTGCAACCAACTTTTTAGAGGAATAGAAGCAGTAAGTCATTAATTCTTTGAACGCTTTTGCTGTTTTTGGAGCTGCCAAAAGGGCATACATGTAAGACATAAGGTTGGCAAAACGATCTTTTACAAGAGCATTACCTTTATTGTATGCAGATTCTGCAGCTTTAAAATCGGCAAGCGTATTTGAGAAACGACCATATCTATCAATGATCGCCTTCAATTCGGTCTTGGCTTTAGCGTGGTCAGTCTTAGGAACATTGGCACTTCCACGAACTGTGTATCCATACTTGTTGCTAATATGTGCTGGGAAAGTTCCAGCATCGATCGCACCAAGCTGGTATCCTGCGCCAACAAATCTACCCTCTAAAGAAACATTAAGGGTTGTGGCTGATGCTTTAAATCCAGCTCTAACTGCAAAACCAGATTTAGTTTGTAAAATAAAATTGTTGAAGGTGTCAGACAAGTCTACCTTTTCAAAAGACATGTCATATTCAAGTGGCTGCGACAACATTGTCTTAACATCGATAACAGCAAACTTGGCTTTGTCTGTAGTAACCTGCTTAAGAGAGATTGGTATTAAAACACCCTTCTTATACGCTGCAGCGATACCTTCATTAAGCTGATCAATCGTGGTAGATTTTAATAGATTGGTAAGAGTAAATGTTTTCTTAATCATCCAGACATCTGCAGGATTCCAGTTATCGTTTGCCTTACCAGATAACTTTCTACCCAGAGCATAAAGATCTTTCGTATCACCTTCTGCCTGTCGCTCATAGGAGAATCCGTTACCCTTAATTTTTGGCTTCAATACCTTTGCTTGTTTAACGGCAGACTCATAGTAGGTATGGTCGTATAGTGTCTTTTCAGCTATACTTAATTTGTTAATAAGAGCATCTTCCTTTGGATAGATTCCCTTTTCAATAACAGACTCAAACATCCACATACTGAGTTTTTCTTTAATCGCTGTCAGCTGTCTAGTATCTGACTTTGCATTGGCAGTAAAGTGATTAAAGATGTTATTGATTGCACTGGCAGATCCAGTAAATAGAACTACTTTGTTCTTTGGATCCTTGAGGAAGATCTTATCCTTACCTGTTGTGGTAACGATAATAGTCTTATCAGATTTGGTTTTGGTTTTGGTGATGGAGAATACAGTTTCGCCCAACTTGTATCCTTCTTTGGTTAGTTGTCCCACCACTGCTGCAGCTTTGAGCTGAGTGGAATCTTTGAGGACAACTTTGTGTCCCTCACCATAGGTTGCGCTTCCAACAATACTTGCCATAATATCCCGTGTTTATAGTAATTATACTATATTTAGGATATATTTGTCAAACACCCCAGTGATTATATTTTCTTTCCCATGTGAGGATTTTACGAAGCATAAGCGGAACTACATCGTTATACTTGTCTGTTCTGAAAACCTTTAGAACACCATTTAGATTCTTGGATACGCTATGATACTTGGAGTATCGAATCATTTCTGAGATTGGAATGGTAGGTCTTCTCATTCTAAAGTCGAGATATACGCAGTGAGCATATGCCTCAATCTCATCTCGTCCAGCATGGTATTCGCGATTCTCATCAACCTTTGCGATACCAGATTTCTTATAATATACCTTGCTGGCATTATAATCTTCATGCTTTCCAAGATACTGTCTACAGTGAATCAGCTCATGCATTGCTACTTGGATTACTCTGAACTTAAATCTGTCCCAAGACTTTTCATTGAACTTAAACTTTTTGTAGGAAGAATTTGGACCAGTCCATACCTCCAACTCAGAAAACTCTTCGTCCAAATAATAACCACCACCAACCAGAATACGACTGTCTGGCTTTGTTTCTTTCATCCATACAATGCGGAAACGCCACTTCTTGAAGTAATTCCTCAAGCCAGTGGCGTCATTTTTGTACTTATCAAGGTCTTCCCAGATTTTAGCTGGAACGAATTTAGCACGAAATGGTCTTACCTCAAAGTTTAAGAAGTCAATAAAATCGAAATCTAAACTTTGTAGGTAGTTCATTTAGTTATCCAAATAGTGATTCAAGATTAACTTCCTCTTTTACCTCGAAGTGTGCATCGAACATATCTTGGGCTTGTCTGTGCAAAGCTGGATCATGGTTAGACTTGGTTTTTAACTCTCCAAGATAACCTGTTTCCTTCTGATTAGCCAAATCTATATAGTGTTGGGCAATGACTTTTCGGTCGAACTGCTTAATCAACTCGTAATTATTTAGTTGAATCTGTTTATAGTCAGCTTCGCTCATATTACAGAAGTTAGTGATCGCTTGCCCATATTCTTTTGGAGTGGATCCCTTCTTGATCATACAGTAGTTTATACCAGCTTTTAGAACTACACCCATACCTTCTTCGTTGTTGGAGACCCCGAAGTTGATGGCAATAGGTACAGTCCCAATACGCATAGCATCAATAACAACCCTATTGAAATGCTCACCGAAAGTGTTAGACCAACTTGGATCGACCAAAAACTTAGATGTAGCAAGAATTTCGTCACGCTTTGCTCCAGAAATAAAGCCAAGATATTCAAAGTTACCTGAGTTCTCGGCATTCTCCCAGATACGCTTACCCTCACGATCAGCTGTTACATCTGGATCGTATTCTTTAGTGGCAAAATATTCTTCTTTACACTTGTCCTTGGACATCATGTATGCTGCTTCAATACCATATCCACCAACCAAAACTTTAGCATCGGTGTAGGGAACTGCACGAATCAAATCATCGACACGCTTCCAACGCTTGAATGTTTGAATAGAAAGAACCTTATCTTCACGACCAGCGAATGTTGGAGTTTCTGGAATGCCAGCGATATCCTGCGGATTTAAAATCAATGCTCGTGGAACATTCATAAAATCTGCCGAGTCGTAGGCTGCTGGATGAACGCAAGCAAGTCCAGCAAATTTATGTTCGAACAACTTAATCCATGGGTAGAGTTTCTTCAGATTCGCATCGTGAATGATTGGCACTTGTGGAACTGTAAGATCCTCAATCATTGGTAACCATGACAAGTCATTTTCAGTGTCTTTGTTTTTAAATCCAAAGATAGACTGCCAAATTACCAAGTCGTGTTTGTTGGCATCTTTAACGAACTGCTGAATAGATTCTTTAACTTTGTAAGAATAATATGGAGCAATCCATCCATCACCTTGATGGACAGGATAACCTGAACCAACACCAATCTCATAACCTTCTTTCAAAGTAGTTGGAATCTCAACTGCCTTTACTTGTTTGTTTGGTTTGAGATAAGCGAAAGTTACCTCATGACCCAACTCTTTCAAGCCAGCCATGAGATGTTCACAGTGGTTGATAATACCTCCAAAGTTATTGAAGGTATGCATTACCATCATAATTTTCATCCGAAGAACTCCTCAAGTGATCCAGCGTTTGCTGCTGGATGATATTTAATTAACTCATCACGACCAAGTTCTTTCTCGCAGTAGTCGTACCATTCTTTAGACTCCCACATTCCTGGACTAATGCCATTCCAAAGTTTGCGTTGTTCAGGATGTTCTTTGTTAAGTCTGCGTGATTCAACGAAATTGAAACGGCAGTCTTCATATTGTTTAGAACCCAACTCAAGCATTTTCTCACGGAAATATACAACCAAAGAGATACGCTCAGAACCCTCGGCACATTCAATCGGAGTGTTACCATGCATAACTTCGTGATTGTTAATCAGTAACAAATCTCCTGGACGAACATTAACTGCGACACGATACTCAGGTGCAACAAGATATCCACCTGTGTAGTTACCATCGTTAGATAATGTCAAGAGATTAGATAAACCAGTTGTTAAATCGCCAGCATCGTAGTGACAAGCAGTTCTAAATGTTTTGTTTACAGTAACAGTAGTAAAGGGAGTTCCTGGAACCAAGAAAGCTGGATCAACTTTACTTGCTGCTTCCATTTGATTACCATATCTCCAAGGCAAGAGTTCTTTGAAACCACGAGCCAACGATTGTAGGAATGGATAAGACATCTTAAACTTGTCGAAGTTATTCGCTGTGTAAGAAGTTGCTCGACCATAAGGAATGCGAGGATAACGATCAAACCAACCTGCGATACCAGAATTAACAGCAGTACCATAGGTAGTTAAACTCATCATGGTCATAACTTCTTCAGTTCTTGCTGCTCGTTCAGCACGACTCAATGGTTTGATAGAATCTAACCATGCTTCAAAGTCGAATGCGCCACCACGATAACGAGAGATTACCCATACATTATTTTTACCTTGACCGCCAGCACGCTTCTTATCTTCCATAGTTGGATACTTGGAACGAATAGCATCAATAACATCTACTTCTTCGTCAAGTGCTGCGTTACGATTAGCAATCAAAGCTGAACACATCTCATCTTGATAGTTTGTAACCCACTCGCGACCTTCGTCAGTTGCGATTACACCTTCTTTGATGCCCGAGGCGATGCCACGATTTTCCGTTCTAGTAGCTGCTTCTCGTAATCCTTGATAAGCCATTTCTTGTTCTTCTTTAGAAAACCAATTTTTTCTAAATTTAAAGACGATTTTTCTTTCGTCTGTTCCTGTTTCGCAACTGGCGCAGTCTCTTTGGCAACCTGCTTGCTCTCCAAGGTCGCAGTCAGCTGGTGCGTATACATCGCAATCTTCTTCAACAAGAATATCATAATGGTTCTCATCTACGAATTTCCCCAATAAATCTGTGCAGTCATATTTTCTATCTGCTACAATAACTCTTACCATAATTCTCTCCTAGAATTTAAATCCTTCAAATTCTTCCGCTTTAACTCGTTTACCAAAATCCGACTTATCGAATACAGGTTTATCATCTTGACCTGATTCTGAAATGTTTTCTTGTGCGCTACTTTCTAAATTATATAACTTCATCTTGGATCTGTCAACCCCAATCACAAACTTCTTATAATATCCTGGATCCCCATAACGATTTTTCAATTGCTTCACAAGAATTTGATTTAATCCTTCAAGTTCCTCGGAAGAAATCAATGCAAACATAAAGTCAACTGTTGCTGGCAAACCAAAAGATTCAGAAGTATCTGTTAGTTCTACATCAGTATTCGCAAAACCAGATCGAGTCGTTTGAGTTGCCGATAGAATAGGAACTGCATATTCTACTGCCAATCCTCTCAACTCTTCTGCGATGCTCTTAATATATGTATAAGAATTTACATTCGCCCCTTGTTTCATTCTAGAAGAAGAACAGATGTTTAGATAGTCAATAATAATCATATCTGGAACAAATTTCTTCTTTTGCTTCAACTCCTCGAGCAGTGCTTTAAAGTGACCAGCATGAGCACCTGCTGTTGGATATTCTTTAATAATCAACTTACCTTGTGTTTTCTTAGACACTTTATCGAACCGAGTTTGATATAAAGATTTGTCAATAACTTTCAACTCGTCCATACCAATGTTCATTAGATTCGCATCGATACGCTCGGCGATTCTTTCCTCAGCCATCTCCATAGTTACATAGAGAACATTCTTACCCTGCATTAAAGTTGATGCTGCCACATGACACATAAACAAAGATTTACCAACCCCTGTTCCTGCCAATACAACATTCAAAGTTTTCTTACTTAGACCACCCTTGGTAATCTTATTGAACAAGTCTAAGTCGAACGGAATCTTTTCTTCCACTCGATGATAGAATTCATACCTTTCATCATAATCTTCGATATAATCATGACCGACATGATTATCAAAAGAGACGGCAAGAGCATCAGAAAGGATAGAAGGAATGGAATCTTTCGATCGGACTTTATCTCCACCATCAATGATTTTGATTGAATGTAGAATCGCATTATAAACTGCCTTATCTCGACAAAACTTTTCGGTCTCACCAATCAACCAGTCTTCGTTTGTTTCTTTGGTTGTTAGTTCGTTAATATAAACTTCAAACTCAGGAATTTCTTTATCACCAAGATCAGTTCTATTACCAATCTCAATCGCTAGAATTTCTGGAGATGCAGGTTTGTTATACTCATTGAAGAATCTTATCAACTCATGCGCAATGATAGATTCTTTTCTATCTTGGAAATACTCTGTCTTTAAATGTGGAACAACTTTTCTACAATATTCTTCATTATGTATCAAGTTCGATAATATCGTTTTCTCCAACCTCATCAATTCCGCCTTTGTAAATTAAATTCTTTTCAGCCATTTGATAGACAACCAACTCTACAAGAAAGTCGCCCAACTCTTTTTCAAAAGCTGGTTTATCTAAATCGTCAGGTTCATTATCATGTATGGTGTAGTCAAACTTAACATGCAATCTGTCTTGTTCTTTGTTTTCTTCAAACTTAACTCCACCATATGAGAATATTATACCCTGAAATGGACCAGTTGTCAACTGAAGCGCAATAACTCCATTGCGCTCCAATCTCTTATGCGGTCTTAGAATATCACTCGGATTCATCGATTTCTGCCAATTCTTTTTCGATATCCTCATCTTTAAGAATATCTTTTGAAGCAACCTGATACTTGTCTTTAACGAACTGAATAAAAGATTTTTGCATAAGGATAGGCAACCAGAACTCTTTTGTGTCAGTATCTTTAACACGATATTTCTTTTCCTCTATTTCACCAGTATCTTTGTCGACTTTACTATACCATCCGTTCGATGGCTTGACGACATGTCCTGATTCAAGAGCAATGTCAAGCAAGCCAGACCAACGACTGATACCACCATCATGAGATACAGTAATAGGTATTTTTGACTTCTCACGAACATAGCGAGATTTTTCCACATTGATAATAAAATTGTATCCAACGACTTCCGTCCCTTCTTTTTCTTGTTGGCGACCAATAATAAAAATATTATCAGCCGAATAATATGCGCCAGTTCCACCACCGACAATCGCTTTGGGGAACATACCAATTTCCATGTAGGTATGATTAACAACCACACAAGGAATGTCTTTTAAATTTAAGTGAGGAGTTACCATACGCCATAACGACTTCATACCTTTGGCACGAGTCATATCAGCAACAGATTTACCCTCAAGGGCATCATCAACTTCTTTCTTAGAAGCAAGATTACCAATTGAATCGATAACAATAATCAAATGATCACCACGCTCAACACCATTAAGCTGTTGCATAATGTCTGACTTTAATTGCTCAAGGTCAGTAATTGGTGTATGAACAACTTTCTCAGTGTCAATACCAAAGCTGTCGAAGTATGACTGAGGAGTACCAAACTCAGAGTCATAGAATAATAAAGCAGCATCAGGATATTTTTCCATATAAGACTTTGCCATCAACAAACTAAAAGCAGTCTTAAAATGTTTTGATGGACCAGCCCACATTGTAAGTCCAGGAGTTAGACCACCATCTAATCTACCTGACAATGCGATGTTAATTGCTGGAACAGAAGTCGGAATCATATCCTTCTTCGTAAAGAATTTCGATTGTGACAAAACCGAAGAGTCTTTGATTGTTGTATTCTTTTTGAGTTTATCTAAAATGCCCATATATTTCTCCATTCTTTCTTATAGTATACTATGTATATGTTTGCAGGTCAAGGATTACCTTTGTGATGTGGGACATCAAATACAAAAGTTATCCTGACTTCGTTACCAATGTTTTCGGTTCCATGCTCCAGTTTATTGTTAAACCAAAGTAAAGTTCCTGGCTCTACATCATAATGTTCATCACCAACATAATATCTATACCTTCCTTGTATAGACAAATGGTAACGATCTCTTGTTTCATAATATGTACCGATATCGATATGTTTTCCTACTTGTCCACCAACAGGCAACGATAGGAATCCGCAACGAGAAAAGGTATGGAAGTGTCGCTTCAAGAATCCAATAACTTCCGTATGATGATTATATGCTGGTGTTGGAACGCAAAGTTCTGTATCCCCAACATAATCATCCTTACTTTTAACAGCACCAATGACAAGTTGTAGAACACCTGCCTCAACATCAGGAAAGCCAAACTCATCATGGACATTCATAGAACCTTCCATGCGTTTCTGACCTCCCCAATCTTGTGGGTACTGTTTCAACTGTTTTAATATTTTAGAAACATTAATACCAGTTTTGATTACTCTAATATTATCCAAAGAAATCCTCCAAGGAAGACTGTTCCTCTACATTCCACTTTAATGGTTCAATAACAATCTGAAGCGCATCAAGGAAAACTTTCTGAAATTGTTTCTCATAGTCAATATATCTATGTAGGTCAAACTCAGGTGGAAGTGTCTGCGAGAAAGAGATAACATCTTCCTGAATCCTGTTAGGTGTTTTCAGATACACAAACTTAATCTTGTCGCCATCCTTTAGAGGTTGATACTTGTGTGTTAAGTTTAGTTCTTTCAACTGATGATTAAACAACAAAGCACCACGAACATGAATCGGTGTAGACTTACGATAGATTGTAGAACTGGCAGCATATTCTTTGATACCATTAATACCACGAGGAAAGGCAATCTCCTCGATACTCAGCTTATTAAATGTGTCACGGAATTCTTCAATGTATCTATGTAGTTTCTTCTCGTCACCTTCCAGAATAACATTGATCGAATCTTTAAGTTTGTCACGAATAACTGCTGGCGTAGATGACTTGACCATCTCCAAACCCATAACCTTAATCTTAGGTTCAGCAAATTGCACTCCCTCAGAATTATGCACATTTAATATGTATCGTTTCTTGGCAGTCCAAATACCTTTGTCGGCAAGAACTTCTCGCTTCATCTGCATCTTTTGATCGAACGCATTCATGTAGTCGGCAAGTTCTTTATACCCTTTGTCGATAAATGGTTGAAAAACTTCTTCGCAGATTTTATCCATAAACTGAATCTTCTGTTCGTCAGTTTTGCCTGCGCAAGTTGATTCAACCAAAGTTTCAAGAGTAAGATAGATTGAATCGGTATCAATCGCAATAACATAATCTTTCTTGGTAGTCTTCAGAGTTTTATTCATAAACTCGTTCAACTTGTTTGCCATCCAACGAATACTCAACTGACCAGAAGTCGTAATACCCTCTGCCATTCGTAAGTCGAAGTAGCGGAAATACTGATTACCCATCGCACCATAAGCTGAGTTCAGAGCAATCTTCATTGCCATCTGCAGATTATTGAGTCTAGAGATTTCCTTCAGCAGTTCTTTCTTAGACTTGTCTTTCTCATACTGTTGTTGAACGCCAAGCATTTGTTTCTTATACTTGCTTCGGTCTTTATACATCTTCTCCATAAGTTCAGGCATGAACCCTTGCTTATCTTTACGATAACAAACACCATTCGCAGTCATAGAAACACCTTTGGATTTAACTTCAGATGTGTCGAACTTTCTCTCAAGAAGATAATCCACATTGACAGTTTCGCGACCCTCAAGCATTGTCTCAGGCGAGATGTTATACTGCATAATCAAGTGAGGATATAGACTGTTCAAGTCAAAGGAAGCTACCCACTTGTGAAGTCCAACCAATGGATCCTTAACATAAGCGCCTTCAAACTTATCCCACTTCTTGTTACCAGAGTTGCCTGGAATAACAATACCTTGATCGCGAAGATGATTATAGATAATCGCATCCCACATTCTAACTTGCGAGAATACATCTTCATAGTTGATCTTTGCGTTATATGCCATAACCAACTGAAGTTCAATCAGTTTCATTTTGTCTTCAAGTTTGTCGACAATCTGCACATCGTGAATATTATAGGCAACGAACTTCTTCCAGTTCTGTTCATAGAAATCTTTGAACGAACCGTATTCGCTGTAGTCAAGTTTCTTATCGCCCAACTCAACGAAAGCGATATGGTCCAAACGATAAGACTCTTGTGTTGTGTATGTGTATTTCTTGTAAAGGTCAAGGTAATCCAACATAGCAACACCTTGAATGTCGTATGTTAATTCCTCACTACCTTTCATGGCAACTTTGCGCTGAGTGATTAAATCCCATGGTGATAGTTTCTTAGCGAAAGACTCACCAAGAAGATTCTCAATTCTTCGAGCCAAGTATGGAATATCGAAAAAGTTAATATTCCAACCAGTAACAACATCAGGACAGTTCATCTGCCACCAGACTAGAAAGTCTTGAAGCATTGCCGACTCAGATTCAAAACAACGATACTCAACATCACCTGAGTTGCCGATAGGTTTACGACCCCAAGTTGTAATGTCTTTTGTTTTGTTATCTTGAATGGTGATGAGAAGCATTTCCTCATTGGCTTGCTCAATATTAGGAAAGCCAAACTCGGTTGCTGTTTCAATGTCGATTGTGAATACTTTTATCTTATCGGTGTCACCGATAATCTCACCACGATAGTTGTCGCTAATATATTGAGCAACGAAATTGTTGTTACCATAAATCTCGAAACCAGAAACATCTTTATATCGATCAATATAATCTCGAGTGTCTCGGATTGTTCCTGGGTTCAGAGGAGCAACATATTTGCCCTCTAGAGTTTTATAATCGGTTGGAGTTTTTGATGGAACAAAGATCGTTGGCTGAAAATCGACACGATGCTTGAACTGACCATTTTCATCATAGCCACGAACAAGCATTTTACTACCATATTGCACTACATTGGTGTAAAAATTCAATTTGTTTCCTTAACGATTTCTTTATAACCTGCCCAGCTTGGGTGAATCCCATCTGGTTGTAATCTAGTAATTGGTAAAACAGTGTCGCCATATTCGGCAGCAACTTTTTTAACAATCTCTTGAATGTTTGGTTTGATAGCAGGTAGAATCCAATAAACTCTATCCGCTTTCGTCATTGTTCGGATTGTTCTTAATTCTTCTTCAGTCTTAACATACTTGTGGTCGTTGCTACCTAAACTGATGATAATAGTTTTTGCTTCGTATGGAGCTTTACCAATGTTTCGATTGACCCATTGGTAACTGTTTACGCCAACCTCAGCATAATATTCACAACTAGGTTTAAATACATGAGTTCCGACAGCTATACTGTCCCCCATAATTAAACATTCTAACATAATTATTTCCCATAAAGTAACATCATAATAT